GCCGATATGTTTAACTTTGAATGCCAGGACGTGGATTGGTCTAGTGGAATTATACCACACGTGAGAAGACATGCCGATATTAGGGATCTGATGGGTAACACAGCTGTGCTGCTCCGAAGACCCCGTGGTAAAATAATGATGGTCAGACCGTCCAAGAGTGGGACTGAGAAGATTTTTGCCGATTATCAAGTTGGTTTTAGTACCGTGTATTGTGATCCCACTGGGAAAGAATATCGCTTACCGGTTACACTTAGATACGATATAGCCACGAGGATTGGTGACTGTGGCCTCCCTCTTTTTTTGGTTGATCCAACCACACGCAACAGGAAATTTATAGGTTTCCATGTTGCGGGAAACAATAGGCACGGTATGTGCCTAATATTTCCGGAAAAAAAGGAAGAAATACTTCACACTCAGGGTTATCTCCCTGTGTGTATGAAGGAGATTGGTTCCATTCCCAAACCTATTGGAATGAGTGGTTTGAGTTCAATACGGAAAAGCCCCCTCCATGGAGCGTGGGGGCCCGCACGTAAGGGACCTGCTCTACTCACGAAGAAAACTTTACCAGACGGTGAAGTAATAAAACCACTTACCTTGGCGTTGCAGCGATATGACAAACCAATGCTTACTTATGACAATACATTGGTGAGTGCGTGTGCGTCAGCAGCTGTTAGTGCCAATGTTGACAACGCTTCCTTCCAGATAAAACCGCTTGTCACAACTGTTGAAATTGCCATAAAAGGTGTTCCGGGAATGGATTATATGGAAAGTCTGAATCGCACTAGTTCACCAGGATATCCGTGGAGTACTAGTGCAAGGCATGCATATAAGGGGAAAGAAAGATTTCTCGGTAAGAATGTTGAAATAGATCTTTCAGGCCCGGATTGGCCCGCGTTAAAAGCTGAGATTGATGATACTGAGAAAAAGTTACTTGCTGGAGAACGTCCGAATTTTTACTTTACGGATTCTCTCAAGGATGAACTTGTATCACTCGAGAAGGTTGCTATCGGTAAGACTAGGATGTTTTGTCCTAGTCCTATCGTCTATCAGATCCTTTTTAGGAAATATTTCATGGAACTCATTTGTAAGATGATGGAGTCCCGGATTGTTTCTGAACACTCGGTGGGTATTAATGTGTACTCTGCAGAATGGGAATTCCTTTATAAGACGCTGACGATACATGGCGTGGATAATGTTTTTGCTGGTGATTTCAAATCATTTGATGCTTCTCAAGCCTCGCAAATTTTGTGCGCTATTGGCGAAGAACTCTTCACAGTCTTTGGGGATAGAGAATTTGATGGTGTGCGACGTATATTGTGGATGGAAGTGTGGAATTCTCGTCATATAGTGGGTAATGTTGTGTTAGAATGGTTGCAGAGTTTACCATCTGGACATCCCATGACCACGCTGATCAATTGCTTGTTCGTTTGTACTGTCATGCGTATGTGTTGGGTGCGTTTGCACGGTGATTCTATTGCTTCGCTCCGGTCATTTGTTAAGCATGTGAAGTTGATTGCGTATGGTGATGACAACGTTTTGAACGTCGATGAATATGCCAAAAACATTTTCAATCAGCAAACGGTGGCTGTGACCATGGCTCAATTTGGACTCACATACACCTCAGAAGATAAGAGCTCTGATCCCCCTCCTTTACGTAATATACATGAGATTGAATTCTTAAAACGCATGTTTCGTTTTGAGTCTTTGGTTGGGCGCCATGTCGCGACCTTACGTCTTGAGACTATCTTGGAGATGCCCTATTGGACAAAAAAAGAAGGTTTCGAGCAAATTTGGCGTGATAATCTTGAGAATGCTATTCGCGAGTTGTCATTACATATTCCGAAGACATTTGATAAATGGTGTGGTGAAATGGTCGATGCCTCGTGGCAGAGGGCTTCGTATAGGCCTTTTGTCACGAATAGACGTGCACTTATAGATGAAATCTGTAAGATGCACAAAATATACGGTATGCATGCTTTCAATTTGTGAGCATGTATGCCTTAATGGTGGATGAGTGGGCTCTGTATAGAGGCCTGACTCACCTGGTGGTTTTGTGCGCACTGGGTATGGGCGTTAGCCCGAACAAACTGGACCTTACGAACTGGCCTGATGTAGGCAAAATACCGAGGTTAATAATACATCAGGATACTGCTATGTTGTCCTTAAAGCCCTAGTGTCTTTACACGTAATTCCCAAGATGGGGCGCTGAAGAGCATTATCTAGGGAAACCTCGGTCTGGGAACAAAGGTAAGGTTGCCATGTTCCCGAGATTTAAGGCCTGCTAATTCTAATAATGACAATAATAACATGGTGACAGCGATTTCTACAAGTAATGATATCGCTGGCACTACACAAATGGTGAATGAAACAGAGGTGAAGGTGGTGACTAGAGCCCACCTTTCTGACCTACCCGATGGGTTGCTTACTGCAACGCGTATTGGGTATTCGCAAGATAGGATGCAAGATTTTTTTGCAAAACCAGTTAAAATGACTACCGTGCTGTGGAACAGTCAGGGAGCAGGTGCTGTCTTATACAACTTTATTTGCCCTATAGACCCTTTCACTCAGACTGTTTATGCTGAGAAAATCTCCGGATTTATGGGTTTTAGGGGCACCGCGGTTGTGCGTATCCAGGTTAATGGAAACAAGTTTCAAGCCGGACGTTTGCTCCTAGTAACTATTCCACAAGGGAATGTTACAGGTAGCTACCCCGGCTCTAGGTTACGTAGTCTTACTGCGGCCACACAACTTCCTCGCGTCGAACTTGATTTGGCGACCGAGACAGAAGTTTTGATGGAGGTGCCATATATTTCACCTACACCTTTCTACAATATACAGGACCAATCAGGTGCACATGGTAGGATAGTACTTATGGTATATTCTCCCCTGACGTCTGGAACTGGTTCCGCAGATGCGGATATTACTGTGTGGTTGCACTTTAAGGATGTTGAAATTGTCACTCCTATGTTGGC